TATAGACGCATCAGGCAACGTGGGAATCGGTACGGATTCGCCTAAGACACCGCTGAATGTTGCTGACAACAACAACGACAATAACTTGCCAACATTGGGGACGGCATCGGGCGTTCTTAGCATAAGTAATTTGGCAAATCAATATGGTTTACTAGGGGGAGTTCTGCAAAGCTCAGGCGACTCTTGGCTTCAAGCACAGAGAACGGATGGGCCAGCCACCGCTTACAATATTTTATTAAACCCTGTGGGCGGAAACGTAGGTATCGGTACTTCTAATCCTGCTAATAAGCTTGTCGTAGCCGAAGCCACAGGCCAAAACGGAATAGAAATCGCACCAGGAAATGTAAGTTTCATACAGGCATATGACAGAGGTACATCGGATTACGGGGCGATGCGAATAGATGCAAAGTATATTGCATTGGCTACTGATAACGGCACAGAACGCATGCGCATAGACGCATCAGGCAACCTATTGGTAGGTACTCCTAGCGGTTCAGGTAACAAAATAAACTGTGTCGCGTCAGGCTCCGACAGGAATTTATTGATGCAGTGCGCGAATGGTGGTGCAAACGCTGTTACGTTAAACACCTCTGGAACAGCTGACTATTCCGCGTTTATCTTTACGACTGCTGGTGGTAGTACGCAGACTGGAGGTATTGTGGTACGTGCTACTTCAACATCTTTCAACACCTCATCCGACTACAGGCTCAAGGATATTACAGGGCCGCTACAAGGCTCTGGAGATTACATAGATAGCCTAAAACCTGTCGAAGGTACTTGGAAATCGGACGGTTCAGTATTCGTAGGCTTGCTTGCACACGAAGCTGATGAAGTCTCTCGCACTAAGATAGCCACAGGTGAGAAGGACGGTGAAGAGATGCAAGGAATGTCTTACTCCTCTTCTGAAATGATAGCTAACTTAATTAAAGAAGTTCAATCACTACGCAACCGAGTTGCACAACTAGAAGGTTAATAATATGAAACAGATACTACAGGCGCTCAAAAGCAGGACAGTACAGTTCTCCATAGCCCTTGCCGTGTTGTCTCTGCTACAAGGCTACATTGGTTTCTTACCAGTTAGCCCAGCAGGTCAAGCCATCGTTGGTTCAGTCATTGCAGGATGTGTCGTTGTCCTCAGAGCTGTAACCACCACCTCTTTAATAACTAAGACCTAACAGCATGGATAAAGACATGGACGTAAAAGTTGGAAACGACATAATGGACTTAGCCGCTGGGACTACAACTGTAGCGGCATTGGCTGGATGGCTACCTAGTGTAGCCGCACTCTTCACAATCCTCTACACCTTCATCCGTATATGGGAGTCAGACACTATAGTAGGATGGAAGAATACAATTAGCAGTTGGTTCACTAAGAAATAGATTGACTTCTTAGTTCAAACGTGCTATAATAGCTATATAGTGTAAAGAGTTACTTAGAATCCCTGATAGGTATAATGATTATTATCTCTTATCAATAACCTCTTAAGTGCTAAAGCATCTAAGTACTACACAGTCTCTGGAGACTTCTACGCATGTCATTACTAGCATCTCTTATAACCCCAGTATCTTCTTTGTTAGAGAAGTTCGTTGAAGATAAAGACCAACGCAATGCTTTAGCCCATGAGATTGCTACCTTGTCTTCTCGTCAGTCGCATGAGATGATGCAGGGACAGCTTGAGGTTAATAAGGTTGAAGCGGCTAGTGACTCGGTGTTTGTCGCAGGTTGGAGGCCAGCAGTAGGTTGGATATGCGCTATTGCTTTAGCGTACTCCACAATGCTTATACCCTTCTTAGATATCTGGTTCACAGTTCCCACGTTAGACACTGACTTACTACGTACAGTATTGTTAGGCATGTTAGGTATGGGCGGTCTACGCACAGTAGAGAAACTAAACAAAGTAGCGAGAGAGAAGTAGATGGCACTTAATATGGAAGGTTTATTTAAGGACTTCGCAGAGATTGATAAGATCACTGCACCTACTATAGACCCTTGGGATGACTCTAATACTGTAAACCCTAAACCTACGGTAGAGCCTCAGATTGTCCCTACTATAGCGCCTATTTCTACTATAGAGCCTGTCTCTACTACAGAGCCTGTCTTAGACGCTGGCGGTACTACAGCACCTAAGTCTGACGGCCCTTCTATCTTTGAAGACACTACTGCACCTACTACAGACCCTTCTTTATATAGTGATGAAGGTTTAGGAGTTAACGCTCCAGTAACCTCCGACACTTATACCGATCACATGAACTCTCTGGCTCAAGCTAATGCTCAAGTAGATGGTAATGGTAATCCTATCTATGCTACGTACAGTTATAACCCACAAGAGAATACTTACACAGCTGATTACTCTGCTTTTGGTTTGACAGGTGCGTATGCTACAGAGACATTTACAGCAGAAGAGTTCTTAGCAAACAACGATAGAACCTTTTCTAGTATGGAAGGTTATGAACCTCTTGAAGACACAGCACCAGCCGCTGAAGAAGATGCTTTTAACATTATTGATTGGCATTCTGGTGTATTAGGTGGGGAAGATTTCGAGGCTCAGCTTCAAATTAAAATGGACTACGCCTTTAATAACTTTGACCCTAACCGTGGAGAACTTGCAGGCACTAATCTAGAAGGTTGGGCAAGAGATCAGTTAATTGGTTTACCTTTTTTAGAACTAGTTCGTGAACACAACCTATCACAAAGCAGTCCTACAGCGTCTACGTTTGAAGTCGAGTACCCTTACGACTATGATGGTGATAACTTGTACATGAAAGTCCCTGAGACAGGGGGCAACACGGATATGTACCAAGGCTTTAGCGATGAGGACAGAGAGAAGTACAGAGATTTAGAAGATCGCGGGTATTTCCTTGATATTTCAGGAGGCACAGCGGGTGTAGGCGAGTACGCCATGATGTGGTTTGAAGACCCTCCAGAAGAGAGTACGTGGGATACTTTTTTAAATAACCCTGTAACTAACATTATTGCTATGGGTATACCTTTTGGAACCGCGGCACTTACTGCGATTAAAGCGGCTAGTGGGCAGACTCTTCACGCTTCTGATTGGGCCAGTTTAGTTTCAGGAGGCTTAGAAGCCTCTGGTATTATACAGCCTCCTACAGTAACAGGCGGTGTAGAAGTTAGTGGTACAGGTTTAATGGGTACTACTTACCAGCAGACACAGAACATTATTACTGCGGCAGGAGCTGGAGACTTTACAGGTGTTATCTCTACTATGGTAGGTGGTGATCTGTTAGGCACTCTAGGCTTTGACGAGGCTACTATAGAAGGGTGGGCTGATGCGAGCGGTATTACTTCAGCCGCTATGAGTGAAGGCTTGGCAGGTATCTTGTCAGACGTAGCTACAGGTGAAAGCTTAGGCGATGCTATCCTTAACAGTGGTATGCAGGTTCTTATTGATGACTTCCAAGACAACGGAGCCTTGAGCGAAGCGTTGTTGAACGGTGTAGGAAGCTTAGGTGATGTGCTGGGAGAGTGGGGTACAGCCTTAGATAACAGTGTATTAGCACCCTTCTTAGATACAGTAGGCGACTTAGCTGATGCCTTACCTATAGAAGAGATGATCGACGGTTTCTCTGACATAGCAGGTACGTTAACCGATGTAGTAGCTGACGGTTTAGGCGCAGTAACATCTGGAGTCCTAGACACTGTAGGTGCTATATTGCCCGAAGGCGATGCTTACATTGTGGAAGCCTTTGACGATCTAGCCTCTGCTACTGGACAATCTATTGAAGAGATGTTGGAGGCGGCTAACCTGTCTGTAGCAGATATGATGGAAGCTTCTGAAGAAGAGTTGGTAGGCATGTACAACACTGTCAACGAACTAGCAGGACACGTAGGTGACCTTATCAGTGGTGGGGAGGAGGCTATTGATTACCTCTCAATCGTTGCGGAAGCGAACTTAGGTAACTTGTCAGATGCTACAGGAATAGCTATAGAAGAATTAGTTAACGGTGCTGGTTCTAACTTACAAGATTTAGCGGATGCTACAGGTGTAAGCATTGAAGACTTAGTAGGAGGCGCTGAAGCTGATCTGTCTGATTTAGCTGAAGCTACTGGACAATCTATTGAAGAGATGTTGGAAGGCGCAGGTGTTAACTTAGCTGAGTTAGCTGAGTCTACAGGTGTAAGCATTGATGACCTAGTTAGTGGCGCGGCAGGTAACTTAGATACTTTAGTTGCTGAAGCAGGTGTATCTATTCAGGACTTAGTAGGGACAGCGAGTACCAATCTACAGGACTTAGCTACTGCTACAGGCACAAGCATAGACGAATTACTTGGTTCGGCAAGCACAGCTATTTCTAACCTAGAATCACAATCATCTACTAACTTAGATAACTTAGCGTCTGCTACAGGGGCTACTATTGATGACCTCGTAAGTGGTGCTGGCGCTTCTTTAGAAGAACTTGCTAGTGCTACAGGTCAGACAGTAGAGGCTTTACTTACTAACGCTGGTACTAGCTTAGAAGAGTTATCTACAGCTACTGGGCAATCCATTGAAGACTTAGTAAGTGGCGCAGGTACTAACCTAGAAAACTTAGCTACTGCTACTGGAACTTCTATAGATGCTTTGATGTCTACTTCAGCACAGAACCTAGCTGAGTTACGTGACCAAGCCTCTAGCGACTTAGTAGATTTGTCCTCAGCTACAGGTGCGAGCATTGATGATCTTATCAGTGGTGCTGGTACTAGCCTAGAGAACTTAGCTTCAGCTACTGGGCAGACTATCGAAGAGATGCTATCGGCTTCAGGCACTAGCTTAGAAGCGTTATCCTCAGCAACTGGTCAGTCTATTGAAGACTTAGTTAGCGGAGCAGGAACAAACTTACAAGACTTAGCTGACGCTACAGGCTCTACTATTGATGAGTTGATGGGGCAGACAGGTACAGCTTTGTCAGACTTGATTAACGAAACAGACGTAGCTCTAGGTTCCTTAGTAACCGAAGCTGGTACATCTATTGACAACTTAGTAGGCACAGCGGCTTCAGACTTAAACAACCTAGCTAACACAGCCGCTACTATATTAGAGACTCTCTCGTCTGACACAGGTACAAGCCTTGAAGACCTCATAGCGGGTACAGGAACTACCTTAGAAGAGTTAGCAAGTGCGACAGGACAATCAGTAGAGGACTTACTTGGGGGTGCTGAGAGCGGCTTAGCTGACTTAGCTGAGGCTACTGGTCAAACTATTGAAGAGATGTTAGCGGCTTCAGGTACTAGCTTAGAAGAACTAGCTACGGCAACAGGCGAGTCTATCGCTGACTTAACCAGCGGTGCGGCAGGAGACTTAGACGATCTAGCCACAGCTACTGGTCAGTCCATTGAAGATTTAATAGGTCAATCAGGAGCCAATCTAGATGACCTAGCTACTGCGACAGGACAGACCCTTGATGAGCTACTAGGTGGGACAGGGAACGCCTTAGAAGACATGCTAAGCTCAGCAGAGGGACAACTAGGTGACTTGGTTAGCTCTACTGGCGAGTCTATAGATGCTATCACTGAAGGCGTACAACAAGGCTTAGCAGACTTGACAGGCGCTACAGGCGAAGCCCTTGAAGATATGCAGGACACAGCTCAAGCGTTTTATGACAGCGTTGAAGGGCTGATTGACGATGCTATCAACCAAGGCGGCTCAGACTTCGGAGAGAACGTACTCAATCCTTTAGAGGGTATCTTGGAAAGCATTATGATTAGTGTCGGTGCTTCTAAGATATCTCAGGATGAGGGAGTCGCGGCACTACAGGTAGCTATCAATGCCTTACCTACTCGAACATCTGATGAGTTATTTGAGTTCATCGGCTCTATAGAAGATACACAGAAGATGGTTGACTTTGATGACGACCCTTTCAAACCTAACTACAATGGATTATTTTAATGACATACCTACAGATCGTAAACAAAGTACTTACGAGGTTACGTGAAGATACAGTTGCCACAGTAAGCGAGAACAGTTACTCAGCTTTAGTAGGTGAGTTTGTTAATGACGCACAGCGAGCAGTCGAGGACTCTTACGATTGGTCAGCCTTACGTACTACCTTGACTATCAACACTGTAGCTGGTGTCTTCAACTATGCTCTTACAGGTTCCCAAGATCGTATCAAAGTCTTAGACGTAGTTAACGATACCGATAACTTCTTTATGGCTTATAAGGGTTCACACGATTTTAACCACTTGTTCCTTAACGCTGACGCTCCTCAGTCTGTACCTAAATGGTTTAGTTGGAACGGTGTAGACAGTGTAGGTGACTCAGCCGTTGATGTATACCCTATCCCTGACGGAGTTTTTGACTTACGCTTCAACGTAGTCCTCCGTAGTGGTGAGCTAACGTCGGACGCTGACGTTGTTCCAGTATCTAATATGTCTATTATTCAGTTAGCTACAGCCTTTGCCGCTAGAGAGAGAGGAGAGACAGGCGGTACTGCGGCACAAGAGTTATTTGCTATAGCCGACAACACACTATCTGATGCTATTGCTTTGGATGCGGCTCGTCACGGTGAAGAAAACATCTGGTACTACGTATAATGGCACAGCCTATTCAGAATATTACAGTCTCCGCTCCGGGCTTTTATGGGTTAAACACCCAAGATAGTCCTGTTGGGTTAGACCCTGCCTTTGCCTCTGTAGCAGATAACTGCATCATTGATAAGCAAGGACGTATCGGAACTAGGAAAGGTTACGCATATGTAACTACTAACGGTAATACCGTCTTAGGCTCTAGTCGTGGTATAGAAGCAGGTATCGAGTTCACAGATAGAAGCGGTGATGTGTTCGCTGTAAGCGCGGGTAACTTAAAACTGTTTAGCGGGTATACGACCTTGGTTGATATTACACCAGCGGCTTACACCCCTACAGGTAATAACTGGAAGATGGTCAGCTTCAACAACCACATCTACATGGCACAACGTCAACACGTTCCTTTGGTTGGTAGTGACGAATCTGGTACGTTTGTACTAGAGACACATACTGCTCACACACACTCGACAGGTGCTATGCCGCAGGCTAATGAGATACTCGCGGCTTACGGCAGAATCTGGGCGGCTGACATTGTAGATAATAAGTACACAGTATATTGGTCAGACCTTTTGAACGGCTCTGGTTGGACAGGAGGCTCTTCAGGCTCTATAGACTTAACTACTGTGTGGCCTACAGGCTTTGATGAAGTAGTTGCGTTAGCGGCACACAACGGCTTCCTTATCATCTTTGGTAAACGCTCTATACTGATCTACTCAGGCGCAGAGAGTCCGTCTTCAATGGTATTAGCAGACGTTGTAGCTGGTGTAGGTTGTGTAGCTAGGGACAGTGTAGTAGCTACAGGTACTGACTTACTCTTCTTGTCTGATCAAGGTGTTAGAAGCTTTGCTAGGACGATTCAAGAGAAGTCTATGCCGATGCGTGACATTAGCAGAAACGTGCGTAGCGATATTATTGAATTAGTACACCAGCAAAACAACGCTATCAAAGCTGTCTACTCAGCTAATGAAGCTTTCTATTTACTAAGCTTCCCAGACTCTAACATAGTCTATTGCTTTGATATGAGGACACCTTTACAAGACGGCTCACACAGAGTAACTACTTGGACAGGAATGAACCCTCTGAACTTCCACGTTACTCTGGATGCTTTACTGTACATTGGCGGCACCGACGGTATTGCTTTGTACACAGGATTCAGAGACAACGGCATCAGTTATCAGCAAAGATACTTCAGTAACCCTTTAGACTTCGGAACCTCTACTAACCTTAAGTTTCTTAAGAAGTTTAACTTGACAGTTGTAGGTGGTGGTGGTACTCAGGCTACTCTAAACTGGGGTTACGATTACAGCACAGACTACTCTAAGCAGGTGTTCACCTTTGGCTCTAGTGCAATAGCAGAGTACGGAGTTAGTGAGTACGGCATAGGGGAATATACAGCATCTGTATTAATAAACACACCAAAGGTAAACGCTTCAGGTAGCGGCACAGTTGTTACTGTAGGCATTGAGGCGCAGATAGATGGCGCTGGTGTTTCCATTCAAAAGATTGACATACACGCATTACTAGGGAGAACTATTTAATGTCCAGCTATACTAAAACAACTAACTTTGCCGCTAAAGATACTCTGACTACTGGCGACCCTAACAAGATTGTAAAGGGTACTGATATAGGTGCGGAGTTTGACAACCTAGCTACCGCTGTAAACAGCAAAGCTGATAAGGAAAGCCCCGCCTTCACAGGTACGGTTACGCTTGCGGCTCTCACAGTATCAGGTGCTATCACTGGTGGTACTATTGATGGAGGGACTTACTAATGGCTATAGATGCTGGTGGTTTGTTTACAGATATACTAGGCGCAGGTGCTAACTACTTTGCCAATGAAGATACTATGGGTAACATGCGAGCCTCAGGTCAAGCGGCTCTAGATATGTCTTCGGCATTAGGTCAAGACGCTGTAGCTAACTCAGCCTTTAAACCTTTCACTGTTACCTCTAACATTGCTAACACACAGACTACACCTGAAGGCGGTATCAATATAGGTTTGTCTAATCAACAGCAAGGACTTCAGAACACAGCTTTTAATACTGCTAGTGGTTTAGGTCAGAGCATTGGTAGTAACTACAACCCTATGACAGCGCAGGTGGGTAGTCAAGCTATGCAGGGCGCAGGTGGTTATATTGGCGGCTTAGGTCAAGAAGATCAGAGCATTAATGCACAGCGTTTTGCTATGGGTAATATGTTCGGCAACCAAGCTGGGCAGTACGGACAACCTACAGGCTTTGAAGGCTTGACACAGGCTGGTTTGCAAGGCGCTCAACAGCAGATTGGTGGCGCTCAACAGCCACAGGACTTGAACGCTTTACGTAGCGGTTTTGGTAACATGGCTTCTCAAGGTCTAGGTGGTCTAGGGCAGTCTACAGCAGGTCGCGAGCAGGACGTATATAATTCAATCAGAGCTACACAGACTCCTGACGAGTACCGTCAACGTCTAGCTTTAGAAGAGCGACTGTTTAGCCAAGGGCGTAGCGGTGTTAGTACCGATGCTTATGGCGGTACACCTGAACAGTTAGCTATGGCTAAGGCACAAGCTGAAGCGCAGAACACAGCTTCTCTTATGGCTCGACAGCAAGCACAGGCTGAGCAAGCACAGCAGTTCCAACAGACAACTTCAGCGGCTGGTACGGCTGGTTCACTAGCGGCACAAGCGGCTGGTTTAGAGTCTCAAGGTATTGCAAACGCAGGGCAGTTAGCTAACATAGGTATTGCTGGTAACCAAGCAGGTCAAGGTACTGAGCAACAACGCATAGCCAACCTTCTGCAACTACAGCAAGCAGATCAACGTGCGGCCTCTACACAGCAAGGCCTCTCGCAAGGTAACTTCAACCTCGGTGCTGGTCTGTTCGGTTTAGGTTCTCAAGCACAAGGTACACAGTCTGGATTAGTCGGTCAAGATATTCAGAACCTTCAGCAGATGATGCAAGCTGGTTACGCTCCGAATCAACAAGCTCTTGCAGAACTCGGTGGCGCTACTAACATCGCTAACATTGCAGGTACTGGAGCTAGAACAGGCGCTCAGTTGGCGGCAAGTGCTGGCTCTCAAGGTATTCAAGGTTACTTACAAGCTCTACAGATGGAGAACGAAGCTAAGGCTATGAACAACCAGAACTATATGAACCTTTTAACAGGTGCTAATAACGCTGGTAGTGATGGCTTACTCGGTGGCTTACTCGGTGGCTTAACAGGTGGCGGAGGTGGTAATGACATCGTTGAGGCAATGGAAGTACTCGGTTATAACGATGTTGAAGGCGACACTCCACAGTGGATTAAAGACTTAGGCGGCATCTTCGGATTCTAAAGGAAACTATTATGGCAGATTTACAAGGATTACTAGGTGGCTCTTTGCTACCTGAACAGACTCGACAAGGTTCGTACAGGGATACCATGCTAGGCTCTATCGCATCTACAGGCGCAGGTATGCGTCGTGGTTTAGGGCGGGCGGTAGGTATGGATACACGTACTGACGGAGAGAGAGCTAAGGAAGAGTTAGGCAAGCTAGACCCTACCAACCCAGCAGATCAAGAGAAGATCATAGCTTTGGTAGCGCCTATCAACCCTCAGAAAGCTATGGAGATGCGTCAGCAGTTTAGCGCAGAAAAGGCTGTAAAAGATTTAGAACTAGCAAAAGCTGATAGGCTTCACAGCAAACGTCAGGCTATAGTTGGGCAGTTGTCTAAAAACCCTCAGTACGCTGATATGGTTCCTTTAGTGGAGGCAGGTGTGTTCGACGCTGGTGGCTCCTTTAAAGATGTGTTACCTCTACTTAAGAAAACGCCTCCTAAAGGCTGGAGCTATATTAAACCTTACGCTGGAACACTTCCTGATGGGACTTCGGCTATGTTGACAGTAGCTAGTAAAGAAGGCGAGGATGATAGAATCATTGATTTGAATACTATGAAGAAGCCACCTAAAGGTACTGTCTTACGTGACAGCAAAGGTACTGAAGTAAATATCGATATGGGCGCAGACGCTGATGCAGAGTTTATAAAGTATTTAGGGAGAGGGCGAGCGGAGATCATGCGTGATAGCTATGAAGAGGCTACACAATCCGTTCTAAACAGTAGTGTAATTCAAGAGCAGTGGGAAACTATTAACAGTGCTGAAGGTATCTTCACAGGTATGGGCGCTGAAGGTATCCAACTACCGCTTGCTAAGTTGTTGATGAAGGGTGGCTTCATTAGTAAAGATAGTGAGAAGATGATTGAAAACACAGAAGCCTTTATTGCTAACGCAGGTAACATGGTAGCTGAAGTGATTAAAGCCTTCGGTGCAGGTACTGGCTTATCTGATGCGGATAGGGAATTTGCTAAAGGTATTGTAGGTGGTACTGTGGCGCTTACTGAAGCTTCCCTAAAGCGTCTTGTTAAACTACAGGCTAGGGCTACTATGCGTAAGATTGAGATGCATAACAAAAAGGCTGAGAACCTTCCTGAAGCTGTGCAAGGTTGGGGCTTCAGTGTTGCTGTTCCAGATATGTCGTGGGCGTTCGAGGATGCTCCTGAGAAATCCCCTACTCCTTCTATCCCAGCGGATATACAAGTGATTTTAGACCAATACCTATAGAGGCTCTATAATGAATGAATTAGAACAAGCCACAGCCGCTTTTATGGCGGCACACAAAGCTGGCGACACTGAGAATGCTCAGAAACTGGCTGACTACATAAACAGTTATGAAGCCCCTTTAGAGGCTCCTGTAGAGGCTCCTGTAGAGGCTCCTAAGACGCAGGGTGTGCCCATACAAGAAGGTGCGACCTCTCTGGGTGATTATTCTGAGGTGTTTCAGCACCTTGTGAAGGACTCGAAGGTGATATCTCCAGAAATCCGTATGGTGATGGGTCTGACTGAGTTAATCCCAGACACTATTGACAGTTTCCTCAAACAAACCGGAGAGCGTAACAAGAGTCGTGGCGAGACTATGAAGGCTGTAAAGTCTGGTAACTACCCTGTAAGGGAAGGCATAGCCTCTGTAGGTGCGTCCTTAGTAGGTAGCACCGCTGTAGACCTTGTTGATGGCTTGACAGGTACGTTAATTGACACAGCTAGTTTACTGATACCAGACGCTGTGGGTCAACCTGTAGCAGACGCTTTCTCTCAGAGCGCTAACTGGGTGTTCTCCACAGAAGGTGGGCAGTGGGTTACAGAAGCCCTTTCAGGGACTCTGGCAGACTACGACAAGTTCAAACAGGCGTCCCCTGAACAGGCTAAGTTGTTAGAAGGTGCTGTGAATGTCGCATTGATTATGTTGCCGTCACCCAAGTCTAAGCCTAAGATGGGCGGATTAGACGCGGCAGGGCGTAAACTAGAGGAGTCAGGTAAGAAAGGTGTTATAGAGTCTAAGCAGAAGTATGTGGATAAGATGCTCACACCTTTAGAGACAGCTAAGACTAGGGTAGACGATCTAGCAAACACTACAATAAGCCCTATAACTCAGAAAGCTACTGTATCTCAAACTCCTAGGCAAGCTGATATGGCTTCTCTAGTGAGAAGTATACCGGAAGTAAGCCCTAACAAGACTCTGAAGCATAACCATGTTGTTCTACGTAAGGAAGTACACAAGCGAGGCGACAATTTAGTCAACACGTTAGAGAAGCTAGAGAAAAATAGAGCGGCCTCTGTAGGGGATATAGGAGCGTTACAGTTAGATACAATTACCACTCGATTGACTGATGATGTAGCTGAGTTAGTTGCTACTAATCCTCTCTTTAGGGGTAACAAAGCTATAACAGGCGCGGCAGAAGCTATGCTAGAGAAGACGTTACAGCTTCTTACAGACAAACCTCTCACACCTGCTAATGTTCTGCGTGTTCGTAGAGAGTTAGACGATTTTATTAGAAGCTCTAAAGGGAGCGTGTTTGAGGCGGCTACAGAGAACTCCGTAAGCATACCGTTTAAGACTATCCGTAAGAGTTTGAACGATATCGTTGATGAAGCTTCCCCTAACGCTGAAGTAAAGAAGTCTCTTAGAGAGCAGTCTATGTTGTATGAAGCCTTAGACACCTTAGCCCCTAAAGCTGGTAAAGAGATGGAGACGATAGCTGGTAGGTTGGTGCAGAATATAACTGAAGTACTTCCTTACAATGTCACAAGAAACGTCTGGCAAGCGAATGCCGCGATACTGGGCGCAGGGGCTGTACTAGGCGCAGGTGCTACATCAGCCGCATTTACCTTCGGTCAGTTACTTCCTATCATGGGTGGCGGTTTACTAGCCACAGGTATGGCTAAACAGTTAGGGAAGCAAGCACTACCGTCTAAGTCTAAAGTAGCGCTAGGTAGGATGCTTCAATTGACTGATAAAGCTATCAAAGCCACTAAGGACTCTTCTATGAAGCAGGTGTTACACGCTGATAGGATTTACATAGCTAACCTTCTTAAGGACATGGCTACAGATAACTCAGAAGAGGGTGTCCCAGAACTACTTAGAAGATAAATCACAGGTATAAAAAAAGCCCTATAGAGTTTCCTCTACAGGGCTTTAGTGTTTCTACTTAGTACGCATATCCTCTACTGCTATAATAATTAAGGTGAGGATGGTGAACATTATAAACCCTGTCATGCCTCGCTGTACTCCTCTTGC